AATATGTCTTTCATTTGGGAGCTTGGAGTAGAATGCCAATGTGCTTAGAAGACCCAGTAGGTGCTTACGAAAGTAATGTTACTGGTTCTCTTAATATATTAGAACAATCAAGAAGATGTGGAGTTAAAAAAGTAGTCCTTTCCTCCTCCTGTATAGTTTATGGGGAAGAAACTCCATACAAGTCATCTAAGGTAGCTATGGAAGATATGGCTAAAGTGTATAGGTCAATGTATGGATTGCCAACTACTTGTTTTAGATATGCGAATATCTACGGAACAAGACAAAGAGTTGGAATGGATAGTGCTATGTTCGCAATGCTTAAAGATTCTTTAAATAAAAATGGTTATGTAAGGATATTCGGAGATGGCGAACAGACGAGGGACTGGATTCATGTTGACGATATCTGTCGTGCCAATATGTATTTTATGGAATCTGACTTCCAAGGAGAAATAGATATAGCTACTGGCAGAAGTTTATCCTTAAATTATATAGTTGATGTTTTAGGAGTTAAAGCTAAATATGAAGACGAAAGAAAAGGTGATGCTAGGTTTATAAATCTTAACCCAGAACCAGCAAAGAAGTTAGGTTTTGAGGCACAAATTAAATTTGAAGATGGTATTAAAAAAGTATGGGAAGTCCTTTAAAAAATGATTGGGAAAGCATCTCACAACCATTTGAACTCCATTATTGGAAAGTAAAAGGAATAAAGGATTATTCAGATGAAGAGTTTTTCAAAAAATGGTGGAAGGATATATTCGATTGGGTGGGCGAAATAAAAGGCGAAGTTCTGGATATAGGTTCTGGGGTAAGACCTCCGCTTAAAAGAGGTTATGTAATAGAGCCTCTTGGATTAGAATACAAAAAGATTGCTAAGCCAGAATGGTGGAGTGATATAAAATTATACTCTCAGCCAGCAGAGAACTTTATACCTGAATTAGAAAATAAAATTGATTTTATCTTATGTTGGAACTCTATAGACCACGGATATGATTGGATTAAAGTTGTTGATAATATTTGGAAATATCTAAGAAATGGTGGAATTGTTGCACTTGCTACTGATTGTAAAATTGAAAGACTTGGTGACCACCCAATTCTTGGAGTTTCTAAAGAACAATTTTTGGAAATAATTATGGAAAGATTTAACATTATTAAAAGGAGTGATGATTTTGCAGAAAGAGATATCGCTATTTTATTAAAAAAATGAAATACTTTACATATTGGGAGGGCAAAAAAGTTCCATACATAGAATTATGCTACGAAACAATGAAAAAGCATATCCCAGAGATAATACGATTGAACGAAAATAATGTTGGATATTATTTAGATTTGCCAGAAAGGTATTACAAAATAAAGGCTATAAATCATAGGGTAGATTATTTGAAAGCTAATTTAATTTATAAATATGGAGGATTTTGGCTAGATGCTGATACTATTGTTCTCAAGCCGATGCCGACAAATATGCTTGATACTTATGATTATTTTGGGTGTCCTGGATTTTTTGGAGCTACTAAAGATAGCAAAACTCTTAAAAAATGGATAGACCATATGGATGTTGTCATAAGTAAAAAGTTAGAATTTGAATGGGCAGAACTTATACTACCGATGGTTTGGGAAAACAA